CGCCCGGCAGTACCTCCACGCCTCTGGGGGCAGGCTCCCGATCGCGGCGACGTGCCTGGACACGGCGGGCCACCGGACCACCCAGGCCTACGACTACGTGCTGAAGCACCGGCAGGCGGCGCTCCGGCGGGTGTTCGCGACGATCGGGCGGGACGGGCAGCGGCCGATCGTGTCGTCGCCGTCGCCGCGGACCTGGGGGAAGGGCGGCCGGCCGGTCGATCTCTACACGATCGGGGTCGACGCGGCGAAGTCGCTCATCCAGACGCGGCTCGCGCTGCTCGAAGCCGGGCCAGGGTTCGTCCACCTGCCGACGCTGGAGTGGGCGGACGAGGAGCTCGCGAGCCAACTCACGAGCGAGCGGCTGGTGACGAAGTACACCAAGGGTATCCCGGTCCAGATCTGGAAGCAGATCCGGGCGCGGAACGAGATGCTCGACTGCAAGGTGCTCGCGCTGGCCGCGCTGCGGCTCTCGCGCGTGGATCTGACGCTCCTGGCCGAGCGGATGGCGAAGCCGCGGGAGGCTCAGCCTCCGCCGGCGCCGAAGCCGGCCCGGACACCCTGGATCGATCGCGGCCGCGGCGGCTGGTTGAAAGGACGGTAGGGCATGGCGTGGACTCAGACGGATGTCGATGCGCTCGAGCGGGCCATCGCGGACGGGCGCGGGGCGCGATCGATCAGCTTCTCGGACCAGACCATCGTCTTCGGTTCGATCCCCGAGATGCTGCAGCTCCTCGCGACGATGAAGGGCGCTCTTGCCACGGCGGCGGGAACTTCGACGACGCGGTACGCCGCGTTCAGCAAGGGGGTTTGATGCGCCCGACGAACTGGATCGACCGCACGATCGGGTACTTCAGCCCACTGGCTGGGCTGCGGCGCACCCGCGCGCGCGTAGCGGCGGATCTCCTCGCCCGGAGCTACTACGAGGGAGCGTCCACCAGCCGGAGGACCCAGGGCTGGACGCGGAGCTCTGGCGACGCGAATGCGGTTATGGCCCCGGACCTGTCCAACCTCCGGGCCTCCGCGCGCCATCTGGTGGCGAACAACGGCCACGCGGAGAGCGCGCTGACCACAATCTGCGACCACGTCGTCGGCTGGGGCATCGTGGCGAAGCCGAAACCGAAGAACGTGAAGGCGATGGACCTCTGGGAGCAGTGGGCTGGCACGACCGCGTGCGATGCGGACGGCCGCCAGGACTTCGCGGGGCTGCAGCACCTCGTCATGCGCACCGTCGTGGAGTCCGGCGAGGCCCTCGTGCGGAGACGCCTGCGGCGCCCGGAGGACGGACTACCCCTCCAGTTGCAGATCCAGGTGCTCGAGCCGGACTTCCTCGACACCGACAAGAGCCAGGTGACGAAGAACGCGGACGGGGTGATCGTCGGCCGCATCGTGAACGGCATCGAGTTCGACGCCATCGGGAAGCGCGTCGCCTACTGGCTCTTCCCCGAGCACCCCGGCTCCGTCCAGGCGAGGACGTGGACGTCGGTCCGGGTGCCGGCGGAGAGCGTATTGCACATCTACCGCCAGGACCGGGCGAGCCAGGTGCGCGGGGCGTCGTGGTTCGCGCCCGTCCTGCTCAAGTTCAAGGACTTCGACGACTTCGACGACGCGACGCTGATGAAGCAGAAGATCGCGGCCTGCCTCGCGGTCATCACGACCGACGTGGACGGGACGGCACCGCCCCTCGGGACGGTGGACCCGGCGACCCCGACGATCGACAGCCTCGAGCCAGGCGGCATCCTGAACGCCGCGCCAGGCCGGGCGGTGACGGTGGTCGATCCGCCGTCCGTGCGGGACTACTCGGACTATACCCGGACCACCCTGCGCATGATCGCTACCGGCCTCGGGGTGTCTTACGAGGACCTGACGGGTGACTACAGCGACGTCAACTTCAGCAGCGCGCGGATGTCGCGGCTGCGGCACTGGGCGCGGGTCGAGGACTGGCGCTGGCGGATGCTGATTCCGCAGTTCTGCGATCCGGTGTGGGCGTGGGCGATGCAGGCTGCCGTGATCGGTGGGCTCGGAGAGGCGCCGCGGGTCGGGTGGTCGGCGCCGCCGTTGCCGATGATCGAGCCGGACCGTGAGGGGCTCGCCTACATGCGGAACATCCGGGCGGGGATCATGACGCTGTCGGAGGCGATCCGGGAGCGTGGCTACGACCCGAAGGACATGCTGGCCGAGTACGCGGCCGACAACAAGGCGCTCGACGCGCTCGGCATCGTTCTCGACAGCGACGCGCGCAACACCACCCAGGCTGGCAATCCGCGTAACACCGCGCAGGCGGTCCCGCCACCGCCACCGCCCGCAGCAGACGAGGAGGACGACGCGGCATGAGCAGGAGGAGCCGAATGGCCGTACTACCGGAAGCCCTGGAGACGCCCGAGCGCGACATGGCTCTCCTCACCCGAGGACCCGGCGACAACGACGAGGAGGCCACGCCCGACGACTTCGACGCGAGGGGTGCCGCCGACGAACTCCAGGCCCTCCGCGCGCGGATCGAGGCCGCGCGGAGCATCCAGCCGGCGCCGAAGGATCTCCACTGCCGCGACTGTTTCCAGCGGGGCCGCGACGCCGCGCTGCGGGTAATCGAGGAGGAGTGACCGAGATGGACGATCACCGAGCCTTGCCGTTGACGGCGCGGCAACGGGACGTGTTGATGGTGATCGTCCGCTTCACGGAGGCGACCGGTGAGGTTCCGTCCGTGCTGTACGTGGCCCGGCGTCTGGTTCTGAGCCGGGCCGCGGTGCGGGAGCACCTCGTGGCTCTCCACAGGAAGGGCTGGCTGCAGACCCCCGCGCCCGCCGGCCTGCAGTGCCTCCACGTACCGCCTCAGTAGCACCCCCGCCACTTTTTGGCATCTAGCGTGCAGGGTGCGCCGAGCCGCAAACTGTTCGCGAGATGGCGAATCAGATCCAGTCGCCCCCCAGCCCCCCCGACGGAAGCCGCACCGTTCGCATGCCGCCCCTGTCGATGCGGGCGGACATCGGTCCCCGCAGCATCAACGACGAGGCCAGAACCGCCGACCTGATTCTGACGACCGTCGCCGGCGTCCGGCGCCGTGACTGGTGGACCGGCGAGGAGTGGATCGAGGTTCTGTCGATGGACCCCGCCCACGTCCGCCTCGAGCGCATCAACGGCGGTGCCCCGCTGCTCGACAGCCACAACGCCTTCTCGACGGCCGACATCCTCGGGACCGTCGTCCCGGGGTCCGTGTCGGTCACGAAGAAGGCGATGCTCGGCAGCGTCCGCTTCTCGAAGCGCGACGCGGTCGAGGAGATCTGGAAGGACGTCAAGGACGGCATCATCCGCGACGTCTCGATCGGCTACCGAATCCACAAGTTCGAGGAGTCGATCGGGAAGGACAACAAAATCCCGATCCGGACGGCGATCGACTGGGAGCCCTTCGAGGCGAGCCTGGTGCCGATCCCGGCCGACCCGGGCGCGAAAGTGCGCGGAGCCGAGCCTGCAGACGCCAACCCCTGCGAGATCGTGACGCGCGGCGCGGAGCGCATCGCGCCGGCCGAGCCCGTGAAGTCGGAGCCGCCCGTGCCAGAAAAGCAGCCCGCGAAGCCGGGCGTCCAGAAGGAGCCGAAGATGAGCGACAACGACCGTTCCGAGACCATCGCGGAGCCCCGCGAGCGTATCCCCGCGCCTCCGGCCGAGACGGAGCCGAACGAGCGGGACACCGCCGTCGCCATGGAACGGGCCCGGGTTCAGGGCATCCGCAGCGCGTGTCTGGCGGCACGGCTGCCCCGCTCCTTCGAGGACGAGCTCATCACCAAGGGCGTCGCCCTCGTGGACGCGCAGAGCCGCGTCTTCGACGAGCTGCGCAAGCGCGAGGACCCGAACCCGCGCGTCCCGGAGGTGAACTCCGGTTCGAGCGTGATGGTCGGCGACGATCCGCTCGTCCACAAGCGCGCCTCCATCGAGCGGGCGCTGTGCCATCGGATCGACCCGCAGAACTTCAAGCTGGGCGAGAACGACCGCGAGTACCGCGGCCTGTCCCTGATGGACGTGGCCGAGATCTTCCTGCGGGCGCGCGGCGTCCGGCTGACCGGGATGACGAGCTCCGAGCGCGCTGCCATGGCGCTCGGGCTCTCCGGCCGGGGCGGGATGCACACGACGTCCGACTTCCCGCTGCTGCTGGCGGACGTGGCCAACAAGGTGCTGCGCGCGGCCTACGAAGAGGCCCCGCAGACCTGGCGCCCGATCGCCCGCCCCGTCAACCTGACCGACTTCAAGGCGTCCAAGCAGCTCCAGGTGGGCGAGGCGCCGCAGCTCCTCGAGGTCCTGGAGCACGGGGAGTTCACCGCGGGGACCATCACCGAGGCCCGCGAGCAGATCCAGCTCAAGACGTACGGGCGCCTGTTCGCGATCACCCGCCAGTCGCTCATCAACGACGACACCGGCGCCTTCGGGCAGCTCCCGGCAGCCTTCGGTCGCTCGGCGCGCACGCTCGAGAACACCCTGGCCTGGGCGCAGATCACCAGCAACCCGACGATGGGCGACTCCGTCGCGCTCTTCGACGCGGCCGGCCACGCGAACTACACCGCGAGCGGCACCGCGATCTCGGTGGACTCGCTCGGCGTGGCCCGCAAGGCGCTGCGGAACCAGAAGGGCCTCGACGGCGCGACCCCGCTGAACCTCACCGCGCGCTACCTGATCGTGCCGGCCGCGAAGGAGACGATCGCGGACCAGTTCGTCACCCAGATCACGCCGGCCCAGGGGACCAACGTCAACCCCTTCACGGCCGGCGGCCGGACGCCGCTGACCGTGATCGTCGAGCCGATGCTCGACGCCACGAGCGCGACGGCCTGGTATATGGCCACCGACGCCGCGAGCCTGCCGATCCTGCTGTACGGCACGCTCGACGGCCAGGGCGGGCCCACGATCGAGCAGCGGATCGGGTTCGAGGTGGACGGGGTCCAGATCAAGTGCCGCCACGACATCGCCTTCAAGGCGGCGGACTGGCACGGGATCTACCTGAACGCTGGAGCATGACCGGCTGAC